CGCGCTGCCTTTCTCGCCTTGCGCGATCTGGGGCAACGACGTCTCGGCGTCCGCGAACGCTTGGGCGATCGTGATGATGTTGCTGATCTCTTGCTGGTGGCTCGCGACTTCAAACACCGCCATCGCTTCTTCGACGTCACCTTGCTCAGTGAGGAACCAGAGCTTGCGTGCAGTTAACTCCCATGATCCATCGGCAGGAACAACAGCCTTGCGATTGATGATGATCTGCGGCCCGCTGCTCAACGCCATGTTGTCGAGCATCGCTCGCCAAGCTGCGTTGAGTGTGCGTTGCGCATAGCGCATCAGGTACGGGATGCCCACACCGAACGGTGACTGGTCGACAAGTTCCCAGTTGAACACGTCATACGGAAAGTCACCCGTGTCCATCGGGTTCAAGAGCGCCTTGATGATGCGCTCGTTGCACATGACGAGCACCGCTGAGACGGTCGTCAGGTACGCCTCGGGATCATCCGGCAGATCGACACCCAACGCGATCAGATCGTCACGTTCGACTTCGCCCGTGTAGATCCAGATCTCGTAGCGCTTGTCGTCATACTTGCCCGTCTGGTCGTAGGCCAGATCGAACGCACGCTTCTGATCCTGATAGTCGCCCACTTGCGCCACATGCTTCGGGCCTTCCATCAAGCACTGGCCGATCGCATAGCTGTTGTAGCCTGGGATCTTCGCGAGTCGTGCCAGCTTGCGACCCGGCATGTAGTCGCGCTCAAAGACGTAGGCGCCGTTCTGGATGTCGTCGCCGCATGCGGGGTCCGGATAGAAGTTCCACGGGTCCACACTGTACGACTGCGGCTTGATCTCTTCGAGTACCTGCAGGATCTGAACCGGTGGGCCACCGTCTTTGCCTTGCTGTTGCACCCACTTCTTCGAGGTGCGATTGATCGCAGTCGGCCCTTTGAGAATCCCCGTTCCGAGACGTGCCGCGTTCTGGATGACCTTGCGACCCTCGTCCTGGAATTGGCAATCGGTCAACTGGTCATCGATTTCCTTCTCCATCGCCTTGGCTTTCTTCTCGGCGATGGCCATCTCGGACGCTGCTAAGTCGCCGACAGTCAGCGTGTCGTTCGATCCATCTTGCTGCATGCGCGACGGGTGCGGCAACTTGGCGCGAGTCTGCGGATCTAGGAACGGTTCCTCGTTAGTGAGGTTGGCCATCAACTCAGGCACTGGCGTCGGCTTGATGCCCCAATTGCGATCGTCGGTCGGGAACAACATGTCAGCGAGTCGTGCGCTTGCCGTGTTCGTCTTCTGCCGTGTTAACTGAACAAAGACGGTCGACCGGTTGCGCTGCTGCGTTTGACCCGGCGTGCGACGGTCGATTACCTGTGCGCCCTGCGCCGCTTCCATGATGTCGATTCGCCGATTGGCAGCATCGCGACCGTGGTAGCTGTCCGTATCATCGAGCCAGCGACGCTCAACACCGGAAGCGCTACGCGCCATCACGGCTTCGAGACGACGCTTGGTCATCATCGCTTGAAACAACTGCAGCCGCTCCATCTTGCGTTCGGCTTCCGACTCAGTCTCGTCCGCATCGTCAACAGGGAAGTCGGAGTTCACGGGGTCCATTGCTTCTTGTGGCGGATCTTCGACATCGAAAGCCATCGCGACTCCTTAAAGATCTTTCTTCGCAGTCGCGTACAGCTTCGCGATCTCCGGATGATTCGTCTTAAACTCGGCGATGGCCTGCACGACGTGCTTCGCAGCCATACCGTCTTTCACGGTGGCGCTCACCTTGGCAATCGCACCTTTGACCATGACTTCCGTACCCGCGAGCCCGAGCATCACTAACGCGCCGATGCCGATAATCGATAGCGGCACTTCAATCATGTGAAACAGATCCATCAACATAATATTTACTCCGTTCAGAAAAGGGCATAAGTCGCGACAGGTGATTGTTTTCTCCGCTAGGAGAAGCTGGAAGGCCGCAGATGTCGCAAAGGTCTCCGCGATCTGGTGTATGCGGGAAGTGCTCAAGCCCTCGAAAGAACACTTGCGGCTTCTCAAGATCCGGATTTTCTTCGAAAGCTCGGAGCGTTTCGAGTGCTCGCTTAGCGTCCATCATCAGTCCTCGTGTGGCCAGCAAACTTTGGGGCCGCCGATCGTGCCTGTCATGCCGCGTGCGGCTTCGAGTGCTTCAGGGCGGCTTGGATACCACGGCACCAACGATGCAAGCATCATCGGACCTTCATCGACAAACACCTGCAAGTTAACGCCAACGCCGGGAATGTTGCCTTCGTGGCTGTCGACGTGCGTGACGATCGCGCATTGCTCATCGTGGCCGTTCGACCATGGCCCGAACGTCGTCACCAGATTGCCGCGACGCACGCGTCTCTCAGGCCGCAACGTGCGCTTGAGCTCGGCCATCACTTCATCGAGATCACTCATCAGTAGCCAGCCTCTGGGTCCAGTGACGCAAACACCGGAATGTTTCGCGGCGGTGGCGACGGTGTAATAGCGAAGCGCAGCGACATAAGCCCGTAGCGCATTGCCGAGATGATGTCGTCGTTCACGTCGACGATGATGCCGTCGTCCCGGTGATACAGGTTGATCTCGTCGAATAGATCGGTCAGATGATCGAAGATCTTCAAGCGTCCTGTCTGCATCCGGTCGAGCACGTCACCCACTGAGACTTCGAGACTGTTAGAGCCTTCGGCGTTGGTGGCATGTGAGTCGAGCATGTTTGCGCCGTAGCGTTTGTACTCGTCTTTCGTTGCTTCACCGGTCTTGCGCTTGTCGAGACCGTCATGCGGCCACGCCACTGGAATCCACTCGCCTTTGGCTTTGAAGTATTCGGCGTGATAACGCGGCAACTGCTCGCGCTGCTTGTAGCAATCGTAGACGTAAGCCGTATCGGTCTCACGATCCCACGCGATCCACGCGCCACCGGCAGGATGGTTCCAGCCGAAGTCGCATGCTGCGATGCGCGGCCAGTGCGCCGGCAGTCTGAACGCCGGAATGCTGATGAGCTTCTGCTCGATCGGAAACACACGACCCGAGCCGAGAATCGGTATCCCTTGGGCGCGTGCATCTCGCTCATGCGCTGGATAGCCGGCAATGATCGCGGCACGCCGTTCAGGTGAGTAGTGCTCCGCATCCTCGATCGTCATGTTGGTGTCGTGCGTCCCTGGTGCGTGGTCCACCAGGAAGCGCTTCACGACATTCGACATGCCGAGCAACGGAGTAAACGTGATGTACACGATGCCGCCTCGACCTTCGTCGCCGGCTTGCACACGGGTCTTGATTTCAGAATAGACACCTTCGTCTGGTTCTTCATCGCACCATGCGAAGTCGAGCGTTTCGCCCTGCAGCTTCTCGCGCCCTTGCTCATATGACTTGAACGAGACGATCGACACGCCGCCGCTGATGTGGCGCACCGCAACCGTGTCGACAGCGTTAGCCACACCGTGGGACTTGCGCGTGATGTGAATGATGCACTCGGCCGGAATAGCGCCCGTGCCCCACATCGTTTCGCCTTCTTCAGGATTCGACCGACCCAAGAGAATGCGTTGCGGATTGTCCCGCGTCGACTCACCTGTGACACCCAGTGCCCATCCGACAGTGGGATGATCGAAGCGCTTACCGTCCCACCAATCAGGGTAACGACCGGTGAGATGCATCGCAGTCTCGAATCCTGCCGACCATGTCTTGCCGACCTGATTGCCCGCGCGCAGCAGACGTTCAGTGATGTCAGCGAGTGCGCCAGCGTCGTGAAACATCTTCTGCTTCGCATACGGCCGATATTTGGCTAGCAGGTTTTCCATTGCGCGCCGAGCCATGACTTCAAGCAAGTCGTTTAGCTCAAGCTTCTCGTCATACGTGAGCAGCGCGATGTCCAACGTCTTCAGGAATTCGTCGACGTTATCCGTGGTGATGTTCATACCGCATCCACTATCAAATGAATCCGCTCGATGTCACCGCGATTGACGGCGTAGTGCATCTTGCGATGATCGAAGCGCCATGCTTCACCGACTGCCATGTGCTGTGGCTCATCGTCGACGACCAAGGCGCAGTCTTCGTTCGTCCTCAGTGCGACATGGTAGCGCGTGAAGTACTCGGCATAAGCGCCTTGATCGATGTGAGAGTCCAGCGCGCCACCCGCAGGCAATCGCACAATCAGCACACGTCCAAGCTCTTTGAAGCCGATGGCACTGAGCAACGGTCCAAGCACAGGCATCAGAACAGGCATCAGCGGCTCAAGCAGCGGATAGTCGAGCGTCACCGTGCTCAGGAACGCATCCTCATACGTGAAACTCGTCGGCCCGCGCAGATGGATGCTTTGAGTCATGTGGTGCGCACTGCCTAGAAAGATCTGGCGAATCACGATTTCATTCCACCAGTCGGGGTGCGCGTCTATTACATCTAACAACGGCGCGACAGGCAACGCTTCACAGATGCGCTCGAAGCTCATGAGTTGGCGTCCGCTTCGTCATCGTGCTTGGTGGCGCGTTCCTGCGCACGCTTCTGCAGTACCAGCAAACGGTCGGTGACTTGCGTCTCGCTGAGGCGTTCGTCTTTAACGTCCATCTGCAGCTTGTCGCCGTACTTGCCTGGATTGATACGTGACGCCGTCCACTGGATCGAATTGATGAGCACCTTAAGCGCATCGATCTCTTCGCGGCTCGCGCCCATTGCCGACTTGCGCTTCATCTCGGCCGACAGTTCGGTGATCTGTTCGACTTGATTGTCGGTACGCGTGAAGACTGCTGTTTGATACTGCTTCGACGCTTCTGGCTTCGCATCCATCCAACGGTGAAAAGACATGATCGACGGCATGTGTGTGAGCCGGCACACCTTCGCCATGCTCATGCCGTGCGTCACTCGCGCCATGGCTTCGTCCCACAGTTCCTGCGTCATCGCGATGCGCTGCTTTGCTTTGATCTCTTCGCTCGTGGGCATCTGACTCACGCCACCGAACGCCAGATCCACAGCAGCTTCAATAGCCGCATTGGTGGAGAACTTTATCTGCGCCTGCTGCTCGATGTATTCGCCGATCGACATAGGCACCACGTCGCCGTTCTCATCGAGCTTCGTGGCCGTGGGATGAGGCAAAAACTTGTTAACTGCACTGGTTTGGTGCGGCGCAAACGTTTTCGTTTCGCTACTCGATTTGGTTTGCGGATGCTGGCTCACTTGATACGTTTCTAGCGCTGCATCGAGCGCGTCAAGAGGATCAACGGCTTTTTGCATGCGTGCGGTAGTCTTAGCCGGCTTCGCTGCCATTGATTCACCTCAATCTCTGTTTACTGCAATATCCATCGCAGCCTGTTAACTCAATGCGTCGGAGGACCGCTGCCTTGTTGCTGTTGCGCGGCCATCTCGTTCCACATCGACTGCGCATCCTGGCTCGATCCACCTGCGCCCGTCTGCTCCTGTGTCGCACCGTTACTCGGGTCGCCTCCCGCGCCGCTCGTGTCGTCACCCGACGAGTCATCATCGGTGTCCGCAGGCGGATTGAGTAACAGATGTTTTGCCATGACCAAGGCTTGTTGAATATCGCTGACTTGTTGCGACGAATCACTGTCGCTCGATGGTTGATCGCACATCCCCACAGTGAAGGTTCCGTCACCGTTCGACGTGATCTCGATGGTGACCGGTGAGCCGCTTGCCGCAGGCGCGGCGGGCATCGGTGTCGACATGTTTTGGCTCCAGAAACGACGAAGGGCGCCGTGTGGCGCCCCTCAGGGGTAACTGTTACCGGCGCTTCGCCTGCAGACAGTGACCCGGCACGAATGATAGAACTTTTCGCTGCGCATGCAATATGCCCAGTCCCTTTTACAGGCTGAAACACGTCTACTTTCGGCACAAACTACAGAAACTTAGGGTTTATACTGATACACATCTACACTCACTGTACTATGATTCTATCTAAGCGCTTCGGCGCGAACGCGGTGAAAGGGAAGCTAGGGCTGATGAAGCCACACCTGGATCCGAGACCGCTAAGACTCTGGGGCTGCAACCCCGACGAGTGCGAAGCAGGGGAGCGATCCCCTCGGTGCATAGAACAGAGCGTCGCGTGCGGCGCTCGATCCTGTTCACCAGCCTGAAGGAGCAACACCGTGTATGCAATCGGAATTTACCACGAACACTTGGATCTGTACCCCGTCGTCAAAAATGGGGAAACCGTCGCTTGGTTCAAGACCAAGGATGATTGCGAAATGTATATCGCAATTCACACCGGAGCGACCGCGTAAACAAATCAGCGCGCCTTGGTAACAGGGCTCGCGAGTTTGTTCACCCACATCAGGTAGGAGAAACCTCATGGCTCAAAATCAACGCATCTCGAAAAACAACACGACCGTCGTCCACACTTTGGACGGCTTCCGCGTAACGCTGCACAGCACTGACATCGTGACGAAAAACGGCAGTTCAGTCACGTTGCTCACTGGCGGCTATAACACCTTCACGACTCGCGCACGTATGAATCAGGTAGCTCACGAGTTATGCGACTCGCGGTTCGGCGTCTTCCAAGAGAAAGGCCAACTGTTCGTACGCTTCGATCAGCGTAAAGCAGACGGCTCACTGGAAAGGATCATACGTTCTTTCGATAACAGTATCTCTTTCAACCTCTGACCCATGTTCCCCACTCGCGCTCGTGTTCACTGTGTCGCCAGCGAAAGCAGCGACGACCTAATGGAGATTGCCCGTCATGTCCGAACTCAACTGTGTGTCGAAGCCCCGCGTCGAAGCCTTCAAGGTGTTGGCAATCCAAGATCAGGGGGAAGGCGTTTTTCACGGCCGTGTCGTGCGTGAAAACCTCGATCGCTGCGCCGCAGAAACCGCCGCAACAATGGCCAATGCAAACAGTATCTACCTCGGCCTCTACGAGACGCTGAAGTATCAGGTTTGGTAACGAGGTCGAAACACTCGTGAGAGTGTCGGCACGTAATGCGTGCCCTGACGATGACCACAATTAGGAGCTACCGTGAACAAATATGAATTCGTTGAAGGCGATGAAAAAGTAATCGCCCCGGGCATCGTGGCAAAGCGTATCCGCGCACTCGTTGCCATTCCTGCCCTACTGTACGCGCCGGCTGTGGCCGCAGGTGAACTCGGTGGCTACATCGCCAATGTCACCAATCTCCACGCACAGGTGTCCGACAACGCATGGGTGTACGGCGACGCATGGGTGTACGGCGACGCATGCGTGTATGGCAACGCACGGGTGTACGGCAACGCACGGGTGTACGGCAACGCACGGGTGTACGGCAACGCATGCGTGTACGGCAACGCACGGGTGTACGGCAACGCACAGGTGTCCGAC